CAAAAGAAAATGACAGGGTAAATGCACACATTACAGCAGGCACAAATTGTGGTGCAATGGATTTTGCTGTTTCATGCATCAAAGATGGAAAAGATTATTCTTCACAAAGTGTTCAGGCTGAATATCTTTCAGCAGGCTTGAAAAAGCGTGATATTGAAGATCATGCTGAAGATAATGTTGAAAGCCTTGAAACAGAAGATGAAACTGATGAAGAAACAGTTGCAAAAAACCTGCTTGGAAAAGTAATGGCCAAAAGCACAAAATCAGGTGAAGCAATTCCAGCTGATAGCATTTAGTTTTTCCGGGTATCCGGGCAAAAGTTCAGAAGAAAAAACAGATACTTCAATTTATTAATTTATTAAGGGGGATTCATAAAAATGGCAAATCCAGTTATTATAAACAATGATTCAGGAAAGCTTGAAGTTTTCAATCCAATATTTGCTGATTTGGAACTTGAAGCTGGTGAAGCACTTGATATGGATGCTGGTTCTGTTCTGGCATTTGATGCATCAGCAGGCACATGGTGGTGGACAGATTCAGCAACAGCAAGTGTTGCAAATGCAAAGGCCGTTCTTGTTCAGGATATTTCTTTTTCTGAAGCTGGAACACGTGAAAACACAAGGTGTTTGATCGGTGGTGAAGTTGATCAGGATAAACTGATTTTTCAGGGTTCGGATACTGTTGACACAATTCCAGCCGGTGGTGAAGATACTTTTGGCCTTCAGTTAAGAAGTTATGGTATTGTTACCAGAAAAGGCCAAGTGATTGATGAACTTGACAACCAGCCTTAAACTTTAAATTTTAACCGGTGGTGTTGATATGCCTGCAAATCCAAATGTAATATCTTTTGATGTTGATACACTGGAAGTTAAAAATGGCCTTTATAAAGTTGGCCTGACATATAATCCTTTTGACAGTGCCGGTTATCTTTTTAAAGGTGCTTGTTTGGCTTTTTATCCAATTCCCGGTGAAGATTTTGGAATTTATTACATTTCAGATGCAACTGATCCAAATCTTGCAAATGCAAAGGCCGTTAATGCTTCAACAGTATTTTTTGAAGCTTTGGAATTTAAAGAAATTACAGTTTGTGTTAGTGGTGAAGTTTATCTTGACAGGCTTTTATTTTTAGATGGTCAAAATGTTTACACAACACCACCGGGAAAAGATCCTTTTATATTACAATTACAGAAGGCCGGGATCAATGTTAGAACAGGCTATAATATAACGGAAAATGATTTTCCACCATGTGGATAAAGGAAAACAATGGTAAATCCAAATGTAATTTCATTTGATGTTGACACTTTACCGGTGAAAAATGGTATTTACAAGGATTTTTCAAGTATTCAAAATTTGCTTGAAGTTCCTGTTACAATTTTTAAAGGTTGTGTGTTGGCATGGATTGTAAATGAACCAACTTATGGAACAGGCTGGTATATTTTCAATTCTGGTGATCCATATTTATCAAATCCACGTGGAATCTTGGCTGAAACAATCGTTGTTGATCCCGGTGATTTTTTCAAAGGAAGGGTTTTGATTGGTGGTGAAATTTATGCTGACAGGGTATTGTTTCAAGATCCTGATCAAGATAATTTATTTACAATACCACCGGGAAAAGATGAACCTGTTATAATTACATTGAAAAGATTTGGAATTACAGTTCGTTTTGGTTACAACATAACGGAAAATGATTTTCCAGCTTGTGCGGTATGATAGAAAAGAAGTATTGATTTGAAACATAAATAAATAAGGGGGATTCAAAAAATGGCAACTGAACTTGGCAAAAAAACCATGTTATCTGCTTTCAAGCAGAAAAAAACACCAACCATGTTCCTTTCAGGATTTTTCAAAACTCCTGAAAAAAACATTACCAGAAGCAACAAAGTGGTAATTGATATCAAAAGAAATCAGGAAGCAATTGCAGTTGATGTGATCCGTGGCACACAAGGCCGGTTTAATAAAAATAAACGGTTCACCACAAAGGAATATACACCACCGGTATATGATGAATATTCTTCAACCTTTGAAGAAGAAGGCAATGATCGACTTCCCGGGAACACGGAATATGATGATGAAGAATATCTTGCAAACTTCATTGCACGTGTTACAGATGATCAGGTTGAACATCAGGAAAAAATCTTGCGTTCAATTGAAAAGCAGGCTTCTGATGTTCTCTTTACAGGCACTGTTCAGCTGATCAATAATGATACCATTGATTACAACATGAAAACAGAACATCAGATTACTGTTACAACTTCATGGTCTGATGTTGATAATGCTGATCCGTTAGGTGATCTTCAGGAAGCTGTTGATCTTAACCGGAAAGATGGAAAGATTACTTCTGACATTGTTGTTATGGGGCAAGATGCCTTCACCAATTTTATCAACACAAAACAGATAAAAGAACTTGGTGATTTAAGACGTATTGACATAATGACAATTACAAGGCCTGTTGCCAACACTGAAGGTGCTTCTTTCCATGGCATGGTGTCTGTTGGTGCTTATGAACTTCAGGTTTGGACATATCCGCAGTATTACCAAGTTCCAACTGATTTTGGCCTTCCAAATGAAGGTGAACTTGTGCCTTATGTTCCAGCAAATTACTGTTGTGTTCTTGGTTCTGCAATCAGAATGGATCTTGTTTATGCCGGTATTCCTGATATAATCAGGCGTGTTGATCCAAGGCTTCAGGCATTCGGAATCAATGCAATGCCGGTGCGTGTGGCTTCTGATTTTCATCCGTATCTGTATCTTGATGAAAGAATGGTAAACATTGAAGCCGGTGTTCGTTCAGCACCTTTATGCATACCAACACAAATTGATGGTTTTTCAACAATTGATACTGTTGCACCAGCACCTTAATTGATCGGAAAGCAGAACAGGCTTTTTTTATTCTGTTGCATATGCAACCATTTGAAGCCTGTTCTGTTTCCTGAAATTTAAAATAAAAAAGGAATGAAATCATGGCAAAGGCAAAATCATATGTTGTTGCACCAAGAATTGCCGTTTTAACCAAGAAAGGCATGGCACATGGTGGTGCAAAAATTGAAGCCAAGGATCTGAAGTGTGAAGATCCTGATGATATGTTTAAGAAGCTTATTGATGCTGGAAAAGTGGTTGAATATGTTCCTTCTGATGCTGAAGTTGAAAAGCAGAAGGCCAAAGAAGCCAAGGCCAAAAAAGAAAGGGCTGAAGCTGAAAAGGCCAAGAAGGATGCAGACAAGGCCAAAAAGAAGGCTGAAAAAGAAGAAGCTGAAGCAAAGAAGGCTGAAGAAGAAGCCGGTAAAAAATAAAGGCTGATTATGAATTTAAGGGATCAGGCTGAACAAGATCTTTCTATTGTCCTTGAAGATGATGTTCATGGTTTTGGTTGGCCAACAACTTTGATTGATCCTGATGGAAATACAGCTGATTTAATCGGCCAATCAGGTGATATTGGATTGACAATTGATCCTGATACTGGTCAAGCAGTAACAGGAAGGCTTGCACATATTGCTTTAAGGATCAGTTCAATTAATGATTCTGTTTTAACAGGCCTTCCACGTGGTGTTGCAGACAACACCGGAAAACCATGGAAGATAAGGTTTAATGATATAAATGGAAATGTTTTCAATTATATTGTTCATGAAGCCATGGTTGACAGAAGCCTTGGAATTGTAACCTGTATTATTGAGTTCATAAAGGTTTAACATGGTTGATGTTCTTGATACACTGATTGATAAACAGGATAATTTTGAAATTGTCCGTGATCAGATTGCATTAATTCTTGCAACAGAATCAGCCAACCAAGTGGCCAAGGCCACAACAGAAGGAAAGCCTGAACCTGATGATTGGAAGTTTAATGTTTATACTGAAAGGTCAAGGCCATGGGAAGTGTTGCTTGAAAGTGCCAATGATGATGGTATTATTGAAGATGAAACACCAATTGTAAACGTTTGGTTTGATAACGGCACTTTTCCAAAAAATAAAGGTGATACTGTAAAAAGGCAAGCCTTTGAAGTAGCATACAACATTGATTGTTATGGTTCAGCAGTCAATGTGGATAATCCAGCTGGTGGATATTTTACCATGGATGAACTGGCTTCAAGAAATGTTCAAAGAACAACACGGTTTATTAGAAACATTTTAATGGCCGATATTAACACATATTTGCAGTTACGTGGCCTTGTTTGGCAAAGGTGGCCGGGAAGCATTACAGCATTCCAGCCACAACAGAACACACAAAATGCACAAGCTGTAATTGCAATCAGATTTGTTTTGAATGTGGCATTTAATGAATTTGCACCACAAGCAACACCGGAAAATCTTGAAGAAATTTTTGTTGAACTTTCAAAAGATGAAACTGGAAAGGTTGTTGCTGAAATGCTTTTTGATACAACTTAAACAAGGGGGTTTTAAAAATGGCAATATCAACAGCAGTTCAGGCAAATGCAGTTGCAAGGGTTATTGGCATAAAAACGGAATTCAAGGATTTACGTGGTGGAAACATTGTTAATCTTCCACAAAGAATTGCCATAATTGCACAAGGTAACACTTCAGCTTCATACAGCACTGATAAAAATCAAATTTTAAGCAGAAAAGAAGCCGGTGATCTTTATGGTTATGGATCACCAATTGAAAGAATTGCAAACCAGCTGTTTCCAGCCAATGGTGATGGTGTTGGCATTGTTCCTGTTACAGTTTATCCGCTGGAAGATGCCGGTGGTGCAACTGCTTCAGCAGGCACAATTGATGCTTCTGGTATTCAGGCAAGCACTGAAACATATCAGGTAAAAGTTAATGGCATTTTAACAAATCAGTTTGCCATTGAAAAAGATGATACTGCTGATCAGGCACTTGGAAAAATCAAAACGGCCATTGATGCAATCATTGAAATGCCAATTATCACTGATGTTGTTGGTGCTGGATCTTTGCCGGTGGAAGCAAAGTGGGCTGGTGTTTCCGGTGATGGT